CACGCCGGCGCCGGCCTGAGACACGCTCACGGTGTGCTGACCAGGCTGCAGATCGGCGACTTTGATTCGCACCAGCACGTCCTCGCCGCCGAGGGCGAGATCCTCAAATCTCCAAGCGCCGTCGAGGGCGATCCGTATCTTCGCTCCGGCGGTCGAATCGTTCTGAAACTTGCGGGTTCCAAGGTACAGGGAGTGGCTCCCGGCTTCCGTGTACGTGTACGAGACCGAAGAGCCTAGAGTCTCGGTTGCCCGGATCGACCCGCCCGAGTAGTTCCCCAGGGAGGCGGCGTCCCACGAACCGGACCAGACGAGCGCCGCCGCATCGCACTCAATTCGCCGACTTCCCGGGCCGGCCACCTGGTACAGCCTGTCGGAGGCCGTCACCGTCCATCTCGATACGACCGCTTGAAACTCCGTCCGCGCAAAGGCGCCGGCCTGCTGGTCCGGAGCCCACGTCCAACGCATCTTCCGCACCGCTCCGGTAGGCACCGGCGCCGGCTTCAGCGGGTCGAAATCGGGGCCGACAAGGCCCACGAGAGCGCTGAAATCGAGGTCGATCCGCCACTTCATGGGCGATGCGCCGCCGCTCATCGTCTGCCACGCCGGCTGCCACGCCTCGGTTTGCGCCCCTTTCACGTTTCCGTATACGCCGACTCGATTCCCGTTGGCGCCGGCGGCGGACTTGTACTGCAACGTGATTCGCGCCCCGTCCGCCGCGGCCGTCATCCCAGTCGTGCCTTGATTGGCGCCGATGGCGGTGGCCAGGGTCTGCGCCACGCCTTCCAGCGTGTCGTTGTAGTACATCATGTATGTGGCGTGGCGATCCCACGCGGACACCCCGTCTCCCGCCTCCCAGACCAATTCCACATAGTCGCCGGCAGTCTTCGCGCCCGTGAGTTCGAAGACCGCCTGGGCCGGGGCATAGCCGCCCTCTACCGGAGTTGCGTGGGTTCTCAGCGGGACTTTGTACACGCGTTCCACGCCCGCCGCGTCCGCGGCCCAGATACGCAGGTACGGCCAGTCCACCGTGGGCCATAGCGAACAGTCCATCGCCATGCAGTTCTGGCGCACCTCTTCATAGGACAGGCGCACCCCGCTGAGGTCGCCGTCCGGCAGGTTGCGCAGCGCCGCATGCTCGAAGACGTTGTCGCGATTCCATTCCAGCACGGCCCAGTCGAGCTGTTGCCGCCAGCTTCCGGAAACCGTGAAGCCGTCTTCGCTGGTCGCGCTCAGCGCCGCCACGGCCGAGGGCCTCTGGAAGTAACACTGGAGGTCCCGGTCCGGCCTCAGTTTGTAGAGTTCGTCCGCCATTTAGAGCCGTATGATAACCGTCAGGTCGGCGCCTGGGTACGCGTGCCCCACGGAGAGCACCGAGAGTGTGATCTTCGATCCCTCCGCGAGCGGCGCCAGCCCGTTCCCGTTCATGCTGGGCGCCAGCGAAATCCCCGGATCGAACGAAAGCGGGCAATACGGAGCGTCGTTCACATTCACCTGAAGTTGTACCTGCGCGTCCGCCGCTTTGCCTAGAACCGCGAAGACGTTCCCTACGGAGTGTGCCGCTTCCACTATCAGCGCTGGAGCAGCCGATTGATCCACCGCCAGGAATCCGTCCACCTGGATGGTATATTGCCCGCCCGATAGCGTCCGCAGCCCCTTGTCCGAATTGCCTGCGTAGCAGGCTGCGCTGGCCGGACTGTTTCCTATTGGGTTGGTAACGAAAAGTTCCGCGCTGGCGATCCGCGCGTTGGGCAGCAGGACCGGGTACGTCCAGCTCCCGCTGTAGACGCTTCCGAAGAAGTTCTGGGGGAATGGCGCAATCTCGGTTCGGCTGGCCAGCGGATACACCGTCGCCGGGAGCGTGTGCGCCACCGCCGGACTGCCGTGCGCCCCGCGCGTCACGCGGTAACTCAGCCCGTCGTTGAGGCGCTCTTCCACCCGCATGACTTCCCTGTCGATCTGAAGGAAGCTGCCCGCCTGTGCGGATCCCGCATGGCTCAGGTCCACCTCCGTGCCCGTCGCGTCCAGTCCGTTTTGCAGCGTCGTGGCCGGCTGACCCAGTAGTTCGTCCCAATAGTACAGCGTCAGGGTGGCCGCGGTTATCGAGCGCGTATTGGTCAGATCCGCAAAGGAAACGCCGCTCAGGTCCGCCGTTCCGCTCTGCTTCCCGAGCCCGAGACCGAAGAACGGCAAGGGCGGCGCGCCGGTGTCGGACGCGCCGGATCCGCCGATCTGCCAGCGCGTGACAATCGACATCTCCGGATCGCACTCCACATCCCACACGTTGGCCGCCCGGCCCGTAATGTGGACGGTTTCTCCCGAGCGGTTCGGGATGGCGAACTGCGCCGGCCCGCTCTTGCCGACAGCCCCGAACTTCCATGCGCTCTCCGCCACCGTGAAGAAGCTCGTCGCGTCGGGCTCCATCGCCCATGCCGGCGCCACTGTCAGCGTCGTTGCCGTGTTCGAGGCGATCGTCTGCTCCTGTCCGGCTCCGCGCCCGCGGGTGATTCGCGCCACCGCCCCGCGATACGCGTTGGGCGTCATCCCGAGAGAGGCGTTCCCCACCGCGCCGGGGGCGTGCAGCGTCGCCGCGCACTCCGGTTGCAGTTCCCGGCGCCAGTAGAGGTTGGCATGGTCGAAACTCGGGTCGGGAGGCGCGATGAGTAGCTGGGGCAGCCCCGTATCGGCGAACTGTGCGCTGAGCGGCTGGCCGGTCGCGATTCGGAACAGGTTGTCCGGCCTCGTACCACGGTACGCGTGGAATGCCGCGGTCCCCGGCGCAAAGCTCAAGCCGGAGAGCGTCACCTGGCTTCCGTCGCTCGCAATCATGGCCCTCACCAGGAATGACAGCGGGCTTTCGTTCCCCTCCGCGTCTCTCGCCGTGAAGGCGTAGAACAGCGCCTGGCCTCCGGCCAGCGATCCCCCGGCCGACACCCCGCAGATCAGGCTCACCAGGGGGATGCCAGGGCCCGCCGGACCGCTTTCGGCCGGCTGGATCCAGCTCACCGAGACGATGCTCTCCACCGACCCGTCGGATTGTGCGCTGGAAGTCTCCGCGATCCCCAACTGGTTCTCTCCGTTCGCGTCCGTCGCGCTGCCTATCAGCGGCCGCGGCACGCCCACTCCCCCGCTGGTCCGGATGCCGCCTCCCGGCGCCGATGCCGGCTGTCCGTTGCTGTCCGCGTACCAGGCGTCGTCGTGGATTTGCGCGGTGATGGTGGACACTCGATGGTTCGTGCCCGGCGCGATCTTGAGAATACGGAATGGCTGGCGGGTGAATCCTTCCTTGAGATAGGTGAACGTAGCCAGGTCCCCCGGCCGGATGCCGAACGACTTCACGCTCGTGTCGAATTCGATGTAGGTGTTGCCTCGAATGGATTTGTCCAGATTCAGTTGCAGCAGTCGCGCCGCCTGGTCGTAATGCGGCATTCCGATGGCATTCAGCGTCACCGACACCTCCTGCCCGCTCCGCGCTACGTCGTCCGGATCCACAATCGAGAGACTGTCCTGCTGGTATCCGTTCAGCGCGTCCTGGAATTCCACGCTGTACCGGTTCGGGGTGTCCGCCAGGCTGCGCGAGAATAGCCGCACGCTTGGTTCGCCGTCGCTGCGCCTCAGTATCCCGCTGAATCCGTTGCTGCCGTCGCCGAATTCGTAGCTCGGCCACCCCCCGTTCAGCGGTTCGACGCTGTTGGACCAGGCGGGCTTGGAAGGCTGCTCCCTGGAGATGCTGTTCTCCACCCTCGCCTGCAGAACGCCATTCGCGCCATAGGTCAGCAGCAGCCGGCCGCAGTTCCTCACCCCACGCGCCAGATCCCCCGCGCTCCGCCGGTTCTTCAGCGCCAGATTGCACTGGAAGCGCGGCAATGTGATCGGGTTGCCGTAGATGTCCAGCGCGTCGATCGCCTCGTCGCAGTAGGCCGCCGCCGTCGCAAAGCTCGGAATGTCGATCTCGTCCACGCTCCAGCCGGTCCGGCGCAGAATGTCGAGCACGATCCAGGCCGGGTTGCTGGTCGATTGCTCGCCGGCCGGCGACCCGTCGGCGTGGTATTGCGGGATCTTCAGACCATCCACCAGGGCTTCGACCTGGGGCAGCGTTGCGCCGTCGTTCAGCCGGTTCGGAACCACCACCGAGAGGTACGCCATGCTGCCGTAGGGATCCCCGGCGGGCTGTCCGGACCCATCCAGGAAATCTCCGTTGGGCGTTCCCGCGCGCGCCCCCAGCGTGGGGATGTTGTACCACCCGGTCGCCGTCATATTCGTCCCGGAGATGCCCGGTGGAATCTCCACCCCGTTCACCAGCACCGTCCGAACACCCTGCATTTCCCCGATTCCCAGCAAGACCTCCATCCTGGTGAGATTGCCGTCGTTGCGCGCGAATACCACCGGGGGCGCATACCACGCCGTCCCGTAGACCATCGGAACGAAGTCGTTGTACCGGGCCGCGTTAACAGACTCCGCGGAGGTGTGCCAGTTCTTGTCCCCCGCCGTGCGCACCGAGAGCGCCGGCGGAACGTACTCAATTCCGCCGAAATGCGCGAACATCCCGCGGGCTTGGCAGTCGGTGCGCGCGTAGCCGCAGCTTGCGAATGGCTCGCCGCCGTCCAGGTTCCCAACGCCGCCCGCGATCCCCGCCGAGTAGCCGCAACGGTAGTATCTCGAGTATTTCCCGCCGCTCCCTCCCTCCACCGCCTCCGCGCGTTGCGCCGCGTTCGCCGGAAACTCCCAGGGGCATCGTCTCTGGATCCGGACCTGCGGCATCAGCGCCCTCTGCAGGTTCATCCGGTTGGTCGCGGTGATCCGGAACGTGGCTTCCCGTATCTCGTCCGGAGGGTTGCAGATCCCCTGAAACAAGATCTCGCATTCGCTTGCGGGCGTTCCGTGGCGCAAGTCGTAGAACAGGAATCCCACCGTCAGTTGCGCGCCCTTCCATCCCGTGGCGCGTTCGATTTCGGAGAAGTGGGAGTCGGCGTTGGCCAAGAGAATCGAGATGCGCGGGATGCCATCCACGCCCTGTTCGGACGCGGTCTGCATTTCGAAGACGTTGTGCCGGAGAACCCGCGCTTCGTACGTCGTCCCTGCGTTGATTACCCTGTGCGTGCTCCACCGCTCCGCCCGGCCGTCCGGCAGGACGCAGTCGAATAGCAGCAGCGGGGTGTCCGTGACCGCTTGTTCTTTCAGATCAAAGATGGTTGACATGAATGATGTTCACCGTGCAGGAATGCCGGTTGACGCCGGTGCTCGATATCGCCAACTCGTCGTCGCGCAGCCTGGCGCCCGTGTAGACGCCTCCGAGCGTGCTCGCCCGATAGACCGACGCGCCTGCCTGCGGCTCCGCTTGTGGTCCGTACACATCCACCGTGGCGCCCGCCGGAAGTTCCAGCCCGAACTGCACCCACTGCGCCCCGGCTCCGCCCGTCCAGGTGAACGCGATCCTGTTCCACGCCGTCGTCACGGTTTGCGCTTTGCGCCCTTGCCCGACCAGGGCAGTCACGCCGGTGTTCTCTTGCGCCCGCGCGAAAACGCTGAAGCAATAAACGTAGTCGCCCGGCGAGGCCAGCGTCTGGGTAATCGTCTGCGGCCCGGCGCCGGCGTTTGTCAGTCGCCACGCGAGAGCGCCGCCGGCGGGGTCCGGCGCCCCGTCCGCCAACGAAAGCATGGGTCCGCGGACCCAGACTGCGTCGTCCAGTCGGCCGCTCCACGCCAGCAGATTGCCCGCGGGGTCCAGGAAAGTGAACCCGTTCAGAGTCCCTTCCACCGCGGAAAAGAACGCACCGAGCGCGCCGGCCTCGGAGTCGGTGATGTCCGCATACTCAAGTTGCCATGCGGTGGTCGCTGCGGCCGGGTCCGCCAGTCTGATGGCCCGCCCGTCCGCGGCCGAATTGACCACGGTCCGCGTGCGCCGCTCTTTTCGGATTGGGAATTGGCTCAGCGCGCCGGTTCCGAGTTGTGGGTAGACCAGCATTGTCAGCTCCGGTTTTCGATCACCGTCAAAGAGGTTGCGCCGCTCATTTCCGCCGCCGCCAACAGATCCAGCGCATCGGACTCCAGGCTGCAGTCCGGATACGTAGCGCCATCGGACGGGTCGGTGAAGGCGAAGCTTCCGAACGCGCCCTGGTTAGCTGTGAAGAACTCCTCGAAAGCCGCCATTTCGCCTTCATCCAGTTGGCTTAGGTGGACTTCCCAACGCCGCTGCGGCCCGGCGCAGTCTCTGTAGCGCTGCTCCGTTCCGTCCACGAAGCGAAGCGCCTGGTTCTGGTAGCGGATTCGCCGCGTTGCCGGGTACTGGTCCACGGCGCCGGTCTTCAAGCTCGGAAAAGTAGGCATAATCAGAGGTCGTTCACAACATCGTTGATCGTGTTCAAGTTCAGCATCGCGTCCCGCACCGCGGCGGCGATGTCGCCGGAACGGTCCATGAACGACCGCGCGTCCATGGCCTGCACGTTTACCGTGATCTGCGCTGGCGAATGGGCCCCGGCGGCGGACGCTGTTTGTCCCCCGGTCGGCCCCGAGACGGTGTTGTCCGCCGGCGGGGCTACGGTCCGCCCGTTATACGCGCGCGGCGCTCCCATCTGGTCATAGTCCGCATTGCCCAGCCCTTGCCCGGTATCGGCCCCTTCGATGTCGAGCGCCGCCGGCATCGCGAACTTCACCAGCGGCGGTGGGACCGACGGCTTTCCGCCGCCAAATAGTTTGTAGAGTCCGCTGATCAGGGATATCAGGCCGGATTGGTTCTTGAGGATATCCAGGGCCGCCGACTTTCCCCCGCCGCTGCCGCTCGCCGAACTTGTCGGGCTCGCCGTATGGACCGTGGCGGCTTGTGCTGGAGGGTCTGTGTTGGCCATCTGCATTCCGCGGTAATCCGTGGGCGCCTCGTTGAGCGCGTTCGCCAGGGTCGCGAAGTCATCGAGGATCTGTTGTTCTGTTCTGGCCATCGTTCGTCTCCGCTTCAAGCGCTTTTTCCAGGACCAGGAACGCCTCCACCCGGCGGGCATCCAACTCGTCCGCGCGTATCCCTCCCAACCGCCGCCGGATCAGGAACTCCTCCACCAGCGCCAGGCTTTCTCCGGTAGCGTAGGATCTTGGGCACGTCGAGATAGCCACGCCCCTTCTGGCCCAAACCGGCGGGCCGGTGGTTTCCCCAGGTCCTTCGATCCACCCGCAGCGGCGCCGTCTCTCCAGGCCGGCACTCCGGCATGCGTCGCACTTCCAACCGGCCTGGTTGGAGAATTGGAAATGGAAGGCGACTATCAGTTTTTTCTTTCCGCCTCGGTGAGACCCGCCTCCGCTCGTACGGCGGCCAGCGCCTCTTGAAACAGGCTCTCCGGTCCAGCTTCCGCTAGTAGGTCCGGCGTCGCTTCCGCCCCGTCCACTTCGAGGCCGGTGATCGCGCGCAGCCCCCAAGCCAGATACAACCGGCCCGCCTCGGCATTCAGCAGCGTCGCTTCCATCTGGTCTCCGGCCCGGGCGCTCGCTTCGAGAAACTCCATGCGCCGGGCCAGTTCCCGTACCTGGCGCATGAGTTCCACCCGTCGCGCGAATGACATCCGCGCCACAGTGAAGGTCACTCCCGGCGCCACCGCCGATTCCACCGTCTTCACGCTTTCATAGATCATTGGTTTTGACATTCCACCCCGTAGCGGGCTTCCATCCTGCCGCGCCGGCATTCCTGCCGGCGATCGTCTTCGCCGACCGTGCGGGCGGCCCCGCCTATCCGAACGCCACCGCGATGTCGTCGTCCAGCGTGCCCTGGGCTCGCGCCGGCCGGAATCGCCACTGCAGCCGGTTGCCGCCATCGTCGAACTCCGGCACTTCCGGGATAACGCTCTTCATGTATATGCCCAGCAGTTGTCCCGCTTGCTGGCCGAGCTGGAACATGACGCCAATAGGCGACTGCTGCCGGGCCGCCTGGTACAGGCCCGCGGTCGCCTCGTCGTCCTGGCTGAAGAGATCGAAGGCGGCCGTCACCGAACGCTGGCCGGGCGATATGGCCCGGGGCACGTTGCTCCCGAACTCGCTCGCGCGCGTCTCCAGATTATTCTGTAGCGCGACCGTCCCGCTGGTAATCGTCAAGAACTGGGAAGGCGAGGCGCCCAGCCACGCCTGCCCCATGTGCCCCGGTACGATCGAGTAATCGAACGCGCTTACCGCCGGCTCCGCCGGAAAGGTCTCGAGCGCGCCGGCCTCGCCGGAAAAGCTGCTGCTGTCCAACACGTCCTGCGCCTGGCCACGGAAGCGGAACTCGTGAAAATCGCCGTTGATCGAGATATCCATCCTGTCCACCGCCGCGCCGCACAGCAAGCGCTGTACCGCCGTCGCCGGGGACCAATAGTCGAACAGGCTCACGCTGGGCAGCGCCGTCGCGGGCGCGTAGGTCACCGTCTCCGCTACCGGGCCGCCCGTCGCCGGCTGCACTGTGAAGGGCGCGTTCAACTGCACCGTATTCACATCCACGATGTTCGCCGCGAATCGGATTTCGCCTCCGCACGCCACCGCCTGCCCCGGCGAGAGGTTATGCGGCGCCTGAAAAGCCAGTCTGCCGCCGGCGGTGCTCGATGCCACTGATCCGCCCGCGAAGCCCATCGGAGCGGCTCCCAGAACAGCCTGAAAGAGCGGTCCGTACGCTGGTCCAGGCGGACCGTTCCGCCAGCTCGTCATATAGGTCCGCAGGTCGAAATCCGTGCGCCGCCGGCCTCCCGGCGCCGTCCCGGCGAAGGTCCGGCTGCCCGTCTTGTCCCGGCGCTGGGCCGTCTCGAGTTGCTGTGCGATCCCCAGCTTGACCGCTGGAATCCGGTTTGCCGCCGAGATCGTTCCCACCTGCCCGTAGGAACTCTCCAGCGCCGCGTAGAATCGGTTTGCGTTAGAGGAAATATAGGAGGACATGCTAGCTCCTGCTCACTTCAATTTCGAATGTGATTTTGGCCGGTTGGACAAAGTTCTTCCCGCCGTGTTTTACCGCTCCGTACGACACCTCGTACGCCCCGGCGAAGAACATCCCGTCGCCCCAGTCGCCGCGCGATGCGTCGAGCGTTTGCGCCGCCGCGTCGGTGTATAATTCCAGCCGGTCCTGTAGCCCATCGAGACGGTCCTGCGAATGCCGAATCTCGATCGCCATCTGCGCGGTCCCCGAGAACCTGCGGAATTTCTCGGTCAGCTTGTTGACCAGCTTCTCGCAGTACACGTTCGCCGCCGGGTATTGCGTCCCGCTGCTGCGCTCCACCAGGTCCGCCGCCGCGTTTTGCGCCCGCACCTGCGATACCTGCCACAGGCTCGCCGCGGTCCGGTCCGATTGCGCCAGCGCCGCGAGCCCGGCGCCCATACCTTTTGGTCCCGTCATTTTGCCGATGACTTTGGACGTTACCGCGCTCCCGATTCGACTGCTCATTAGCCCCTCTGCAAGATCCGCGGCGCGGGCCACAGATAGCTTGGCGCTTGCCCGGCGCCGGCCGTTCGCCCCGCCGTCGTCGGCGCCGGCGGCTGTGTCCAACTCTGTCCTGGCGCCAGGAGAGCCGTGTTTTGCCGGGTCATGCCGTCCGGGGAAACCCCCACGTACACATTCCAGCCAACCGCTCCCTGGGGGGCCGCTCCGGGCCGCGTCACCAGCGTGCCGCCCATGCTTGTCTCCACTGCCGGCGCCGCGCTAGCTCCCTCTTCACCCGCGCTGTTTACCCACGCCATCGTTACATAGTAGGTTCCGGCCGCCAGAGATCCCTGTCCCGGCCCCACCTCGGGCGTCTTCGCTTGCGGCACGGGGTTCCACGCCATTCCGATTCCGATCTGAATCAGTTTGTCCAGCGCCCACTGCGCCATGTCGTGGAACGCGTCGCGCTTCCTCGCATAGCGGTCGTTCAATTGGCTGTTGTAAGCGTCCCGGTAGATTGTCTCCAGGGTCCGGAATGTGTGCCACATCCTGAGCGGTGGCGTGACCACCACCCGATCAATGTAGGCCTGCGCGCCCCAACCCGACAGGTCCCCCGAGCCGCCCCGGCCCAAGAGCGCGCGGAGTTCGACGCCCAGCTCCGCTTGCGCCAGCCCCAGCTTGCTTCCCAGGTCGATTCCCTCGGTGCTGGCGACATCCAGAAGTTGCGAGTCCTGCGCCGTCAAGTCTTCCGTCGTCGATATCGGGCCATCCAGGAACAGAGCCATGTTCGTCTAGCCCTCGGCGCGCTTCCCGGCGCTTTTCAGCCGGTCCAACTCGGCCGTTGTCACCACCGTCATTTGCACCCTGGCCGCGGCCGCCGCTTGATCCGACTGGCGCTTCGCCTCGGCCTGTCGCTCCCGGAACCGCCGCGCTTCCGCCGGTTTCGCGATTTGCGCCGTGCCTTCGACGATCATCTTAGCGGCCACTTGCCGCGTCACCTCGATCGGCGTTCCTTCCCGTCCCCCGGCGGCCGTCGCCAAGCTCATGACGATCGGGAAGGGTTCTTCGATCCCAGCCGCCGCCGCGCGGATACTCTGATAAAACGCTGTCAAATCCATATCTCTTTTCCTCCCTCGGAAATGCCGTCCGCTAACTGCGGCGCCGGCCGTGCCCCCATCGTGGCTTGGCCGGCGCCGCGGACGGGCGCTGCCGCCCGTCATCCCCTCGCTACGTCATCACCTGCACGCCCGTTGCGTTCCGCAGGATGCCGCACCCATACAGCACGTCCACCGTGAACTGCTGTGCCAGCGTATTCGGCTGGTAGCTCATGATCACGCGCATGCCGAAGTTGCCCAGCTCGGCGTATTCGGCAATCGCTCCCGTTCCCGGCAGCGGCTGCGGCAGCCGGCGGATCACCAGCCCTATCGCGTTCTTCGTGAACGCCATGTTGTGCGTCGTCACCGGGGTGCCGCCCGTTTTCTGAACGAACTGCGAACGGAACACGAAGAAGTCTTTCACCTTCCCCACCGTCCCGTCGATCAGCGAACGCAATCCGGCATCGCCCGCCGTCTGGAATTCGCTGAACCGCGGTATCTGCCGCCAGGCCGAATACGTGGCCGCATCCACCACCATGAACTTCTGCTCCGTCGGCGGAACCTTCGCCAGGAATAGGGCCGTCTCCGCGGCGTCGATCACAGCTTCGGTGATCGCCGCCCCCGGCGTTCCCAAGGGCGAGTTCGCCGTGAATCCCGCGTATAGCGAAAGCAGGTCGGTCTCGATCCTCTGCGCGATCGCCGCCACCGCCGGTTCCATATAGATCTTCAGCAGGTCCGGGACCGCCAGGATCTTGGTCACATCCGGAATCTGGAAGGTCGCTTCCGCGTGCGTGTTGAGCACGATCTGGGCGTTCCCCAGGTTCGGGTTCTGAGTCTGTACCGTTCCGCCCTCGAGGATGTTGTTCGCCACCATCACCGGCGGAATCGGTACGTTAATCGTATCCCCGGCCTGCGCCAAGGCCGGTTCATAGTCTCGATTGACCAGGTTTCCCATCACCAGGTTTCCCACCAGCACCGGCAATGCGTCCGCCGCCACCAGCTTGACAATCGCGTTTGCCACATTTGTTGAAGTAATAGCTGCCATGTACTCTCCTTACTGTCTGTTACTGCCGGCCGCCGGGTGGGGCCTGAATTCCCGGCCCGCGCCTTCGATGGCGCGGGCCGTTCGATCCCCCCGCTTCGGCCGGATCCCGCCTAAAACCCGCGCAGGCTCTGTGAGGCCACCCGCACGATCTCCTCCCGCACCCGCCGCATTTCTTCCGCGTCCATTCCAGGACGGATACGCTCCAGGTCCACCGTCTGACGGCTGGCCCCTGGCGCTTTCGGCGCCGCTGAGAGCCCGCTCCCGCCAGCGATCCGCGCCGGCAGGAATTCCGGATTTTCCGCCACGAACGCGGCCAGGTAGTCTTTCACGGACGATTCCCCGTTATCCGTCTTCGCCACCAGCCGCCCGTCTTCGCCACGCACCACGGCATCCTGCACGGCTTTGAACGCCAGGTCGATTTTCGCCACGCCCAGCCGTTGCAGCTCGGCCCGCACCGCCGAGCCCCTCTCCGCTTCTTCCGCCACCCGCCGGCTGCGCTTGTTCTCTTCCACCAGTTCGTTCACCCGGCGTTCCAACTGCTCCCGGCGTTTGCGCTCTTCCTGCAACTCCGCCTTGTGGGCCGGTTCGCTCTTGGACTGCTCCTGGTTTACGAACTCGTGAAGCGCTTGCCGCACGATCGCTTGCACGTCGATATCTTCCATAACCCTCCCGACTCCATCTCCGAACCCGAGACTCCCTATGCAACCCGGGAGCCTCGGCCCCGCCTACGCCCGGTCGATCTCCTCCGCCACCTGGTTCTTCACCTCCTGCCGCGCGTCGCACAAGAACTGGAAGGCCAGCTTCTTGTGTATCTGCTTCTTCAACGTCTCCGACCCGGTCCCCAGATCGAGCAGCTTCTTTGCGTCGTCCAGCTCGCTGCTATAGTTCTGAATATCAAACTCGTCGAGACCGGTTACCTCGATCGAAATCTCGTCCCGCCGCGCCGTCGCAATGGCCCAAAGCACTTGCTTCATGGTCGCTTTCACCATGTCGCCGTATGCCCGCAGCACCTCTTGCGTGACGCCGAAGTCCATTTGCTTGCTCAGCCCCGACTGTTGCTGGTTTCCCACCGAGGAATCGCCTGCCTGCCCCATCGCGTAGCACACCCGGTAGATCTCGTCCTTGAGCCGCACCAGATTGTCCGCCGCGAGCTGGAACACCTTCCCCTCCGGCTCCGCCCATTCGAATCGGTCTCCCGGCCCCAGTTGGATGTAGTAGGATTCGCCCACTATCTGTTTCCACTCGCGATCCGAGTACACCGTGGGCATCGCGAATAGCCCCATCGTTATCGCCCACGAGAGAGCGTTGGATTTGTTGAAGTGCTCCAGTTGAATGAGCGCCGCCTTATTCATCAGCCACAGCCCCTCGCTCACTTCCATCCGGAACAGCGGAACCCGCCGCTCCGCCGCCAGCCCGTGCCGCCCCTGGTCCACCAGTTCGATCTCGCTCGATTCGTTGCCTTTCCGGAAAACCTGGAAGCGCTCGCGGTCGTAGTAAACCCACCGCGTTTCCCGTTCGCACTTCTCGTCGGTGACCTTCGACTGCTGCAGGCACGACGTCCGGATCACCGCCCACTCCAGCCCGCCGTTCGCGTCGCAGTTCCAATTGATGACTTCGTCCGCCCCGTAATCCACCAGGAATGCGCGCGATCCGCCGGACGCGTCTTCCTCCGCGCGCGTCAGCGCCGGCTGGCTCGCTCGCGGGAAGTCCACCACCAGGTAGCTGCTGCCGCACACCAGCGTTTGTATGAACTGCCGCCGGAAGAACTCGTGCAGGTTCGTTCCTTTCAGGTCGCAGTCCTCGGCCAGAAGATTGTAGAAATCCTTCGCCGCCGGATCGTTGCTTTCGAACAGCAACATCGGTTCCCGTCGCATCAGCGTGGCCGCGTACCAGTCGATCACCGAACCGACGTAGTTCTCGTAGAACACTCTGCTCAGCCGCTCGTTGTAGATGTCGCCCGGTTCCTTGTTCCGCCGTACCAGGTACTCCGACGCGCTCTCGCGCAGGCGTTCGCCGCCCGCGTAGAGATCTCTGTACTTCTTCCACATCGCTTTTCGAGCGACGAAATCCGGATGCTCGCGATTGATGTTCCGCATGTCTTTCCCGCGTCCTCGTTGCGCCTGCTTTCAGGCCAAATTCCAATACCGTCCGCTCAAGCGGCGCCATCCTTCGCGGCGCGCGTCTCCGGCCCTCTATAACAGCCTTCTGCTCTGTTCCCCGATCGGCGAGGACAATCTGCATTCCTGCCAGACCATGTAGCCCAGCGCGTCCGAGAGGTGCGTCCGCATGCGGTCCCGATCTTTGTCGATCTGGCCGGTGTCCTCTTTAAACATCACCTGCTCGAAATCCTTGATCAGCTCCTTGCATCTCCCATCCACCAGCATCTCCACCCGCCCCGACGCCGTCCGCAATTTGGCGTTCATCAGGTTGACCCGCAGCCTCACGCTCGGATTGGCGCGCGGCGTTCGATACTCCGTCGCTAGGTTCGAATGCGCCTGGAAATACTCCCGCACCATTTCGTAGTCCGAAGCTCCCGAGGTCATCTGGTGGTGTCCCGATGCGTCCCCGAATACCAGCACCTCCCCCCGATGCTTGGCATACCGCGCCAGGAACTCGGCGCAGGCTTCGTAGGTGGTTCCATGCCTGATCACGATCTCGTCCAGCACGCTCACGCGGCCGTGTCCCATCTGCGCTATCACCGACGACATCGGGTCCACGTTGAAGTCCAGCGCCCACAGCAGCGGCAGATACGGATCTACCTCCAGCGGCTTCACGTGCGTGGTCCTGTCGAAAGCCGCATAGACCCGCGCGCCGTCCTGGCTCAGGTACTCGCCCAAGACCTCCTGCTGGTAAAAGCGTTCGTCGTAGCTCCCGCGCAACCGTTCGTAGTAGTCGGGAGTCCGGCTCAGCAGGAACCGGTTCTCCTGCGGCTTCGCGATCACCACTTCGTAGCCGCGCGTGCGATCCGCCAGGAACCGCCGATACACCCAGTCGTATCCCTTCGGCGTCCACACCCCGAATCCGCACAAGCGCTTGGCCCGCGGGTCCCGAAGCCGGCCTTCCAGCCGCAGCCACGCCCCTTCCTGCGTATAGGTCAATTCGTCCAGGCCGAACCAGGCCAGATTGGTTCCCCGCAGCCGCTCGAATTCGTCCACGGGCCGGAACAGAATCCGCGACCCTGTGTCCTTCATTACCAGCGTGTTCTCGGCCTTGTTGTGCTCGAAGGGGATGTCGTTCGAATCCAGAATCTCGAACAGCGTCGCCTGCGTCGCATCCCGCAGCATTGGGTAGGTCGGCGCTCCCAGCAGTCCCAGACGCCCCGGGTTCATATAGCTCAGCCGCACCGCCTCCTGGCACAGCGCCTGACTCTTGCCGCTGCCGATAGGCCCCGAGAACCCCTTGAATCTGGCCTCGGATTGATGGAACCTCTGCTGCGATGGCAGCGGCGTGTAGTTTATTCCCCGGAGTCTGACGGCGCCGTCGGTTCGACCCAT